TCAGGGAATCATGAAGCTGCGCGCGCGCGAACGCCAGGACTGCGATTGATAGCCGATGAGACAGTATTGATCCAGTGCAAACAAGACCACTGAATCCAGCCCTGCATTGGTGGCGGTACTGGCTTCCTGCTGCCATGGCGTAGCGGGTCCGGAGATTCCGACGAGATGGCTGGCCTTGTTCGCCGGGAATCCGAGTTGCGCGGGAAAATCGATTGAGCCCTTGGCGAGTTCCAGATTGCAATCGCCCGTGAAGGTGAAGTTCTCGGTCTTCAAGCAATCAAGTGACGCCGGAGTCCAATCGCTCAGAGGCAGGTTGGCAACCGCCGTAAAAGGATAGGAGTTGGTATCGCAGGGATAAAGAACTTCAAATCGTGTCGTCGGCTGGCTTTGTCGTACAAATTGCTGAATCGTCCTCGTAAATGCGCCGATCAGCGTTGGCAGGAACTCCGCCTCCTGCGGATGATCGACGGGCCGAACCGAATTATCGGTGATGGTGGCCATTGGACGACCGTATTGCGCCGTGAACTGCGAAGTTGTGTAGGCGTCATAAAAGGGAAGTCCAGATTGAATGGGAAGTCCCCATTGATCATATGGGAAGTACCACCATTGCACTTCGCCAAACTGGAGGTACGGAATTTGCCCCGCCTCGACCATTACCTGCGCCATGTCGGCATAAGTCTGCTGCCAGAACGCCAGGCTCGCGGGAGAAAAATTGGTTTGTAAGGCAGGGGTGGTGACGGTAACAGGATCGCCGCTGGGATAGCATTGGGCAATTCCCGCGGAACTGGAGGGATCGCCGTGCTGCAGTTCCGTACTGAACGCCGCTGTAGCTTGAATTCCGTAATTCTTTAGCGCCGCGAAGAAGCTCCTGGACCAATCGCGAGCAGCACGGTTTATCCGGGGCACTGCGGCAAGATCGGTGCGCCAGCCGCGGTTCGCGACAGCATAAGCGGCGCTGGAATCACTGGGCAAAAGTACAGACAAAATATCGCCGACACCGCCCCCTGCTCCGTCCACGCCGCCGGTAAGTTGCGGAGACGTTGCGAACGAACTAATGGTGGAGTTGGTAGAAATGCCAATCGTAATGCTATTGCCAACAGTACCCATTAGTCGCGACTGGATGGTAAGTGTACTACCGGTTGCGGTCGCCCAGATGGCGGTATAACCGCTGTTGATTCGGAGCTCAAAGGCCTTCGCAATCGTGTCCGGTGTATCGCCGGATAAATGGTAGTGGGTAATGAGGCTGGGACCTTGCGAGGACCCAAAGAAACCAACAGACAGGACTGTACTCTTATTGGATAAATTGTCATCCGGGTGACCACCAAACTGGATCGTGCCGGTGGCATACACGTGACCTACGCGGACTAGTTCATAGAACCAGAGGGCGCCGGTGTAGTGGTTGGCCCGACCGGTAAAGCCCAATCTGTCGATCAGCCAGGCAGTCCGCTCGGGCGCAAGAGCGATGGAATGCAGAGTGTCCCAATCGGTGGCTAGCGTCGTCACAGGTGAGCTACTGAAATCGGGTAACTGTTGGACGGGCACAACCAATTCCATAAAATCCAGCCACAGACAGGTGTTCGGATCGCCAGTGTGTTGAACCACTACCGTGTGGCTCCCCGGCTGAACTGTTCCTGCTGCTAACCGAACCAGAGAGTCTTCAAGCCCGTCCGAAAGATTGACCGCGGGAGCCGCAACGCCATCGATTGAGGCGGTGAGGACGGCGCAGTTGGAGCCCCTCCTCGTCCCAATGTAAACATCAAAAGCCCGCTCAGCTACGAATTGATAAGTACAGGTGGCGAACTGCGTGGTCGTGGAATGAATTGAACCGCCGGAGAAATTACCGGACGACAGTGTCCAGTCTGGAATGATTGTCGAGTTAGGGCCGGGTGTGGTGGAGTAAGTCAGTGCGGTCGAAGTATCTTCGATTCTCTCGGAGCCGGGACCACTTACCGAATATGTCAGACCCGACCCAGTTACAGACCAGTTAGTGAAAGTAACCGAGAACTCCGAGCGCTGATAAGTCGCCGGCTGCAAGTCTGCGGCATAAGTCCAGCGCATTAATCGGATATCGTTGGCAGGAACTGTCTTGCCAGTGCCGTCATAAGTCAATGCACCTAAAGGCAATCGGAACTCCCAGATGGATGTCGACTGGCCACCGCTGAACTGTTGCGCCGCCGGCGTCCAGCTCTCTGTTCCACCGGATCCTGAAACCATGCCGTAAGCACCAAGCCGGTTTCCGTTAGCCCCCGCATAGGCCGTTGTTGTCGGCTTTACCGTCAGGATAATCGAGGCCCCGCTCACGGTAGCGGTTACCATCGTGGCATATTGCGAAATCGCATACGCTAGCCGACTGGCGGCACTATCCAGAGTTTCGTCCTTACCGATCGTGTAGTTGATATGCTCGTCATCCCATGCAAGCTCAATGAGATCTCCCTCCGTGAGCGTACCCGATAATGTGAAGGTAGCCGACGCCGGAACCGTGCTCCCTGAAACGGGTGTAGCGTATGTTCGCAGTGGTACCTTGTACGGATCGGGGTGATCGGCCCAAATACGTAAGTAGGGCCAATCAACCGTCGGAGAGAGCGTCGAGTCTACCGGAATACAGTTAAACCGCTGTTCCTGATAAGTCAGAACGATCCCGCTCAGATCACCATCGGGTAAGTTGCGCAGTTGAGGATGCTCGAAGACGTTGTCGCGGTTCCATTCGAGGACCGCCCAGTCGAACTGCTGGCGCCAGCATCCGGACAGCGTGAATCCCGTCTCGCTCGCGGCGCTAAGGGCAGCGACTGCGGACGGCATCTGAAAGTAACATTGCAGATCGCGGTCCGGTCGGAGTTTGGTCAGAGTTTCGCTCATCGTTCAGACCCTTATCACCACTGTGAGGTCGCTCCCTGGAGCCTGGTCGCCGACCGTAAGAATATTGAGACCGATCTGTTGGCCCGCCCGCAACACCGGAAGTTGCGAGCCATCCAACGTTTGTGATTGCGTTTGGCCGGGCGCAATAGTCAAGGGGACGCTGTAACTTTGCCCGGCCATGGTAATTTGCAGCGAGATTCCATTGATGGTTCCCGCAGGCGCTGTGCCTACATAGGCGTACACGTCCCGGACCGAATAAACAGCGCCGGGGTCCAGCGGCGGAACCGCGCTATTCTGGACCGCGAGAAAACCAGGCACCTGAAGCATCACCTGACCGCCCGTCAGGGTGCGCAAGCCGCCTCCAACCAGCGCCGTGAAGGCGCTTGCCGCGACAGGACTATTGCCCTGGCAGTTAGTCATGAACATCTCAGCGCTGCAAATCCGAGCGTTAGCAAGGACAATCGGCTGCGCCCAGTTTCCGCTCGCCTGCGTGCCGAAGAAGTTCTCCAGGAACGGAAAGCTTACGGTCATCGCTTTAAGCGGTAGTGCGACCGTCTGCGCCGGATGTAGAGTCGAAGTGGTCGAATCAAGTCCTCGATCGACCGCAAACCCGGTTCCATCCGCACTGGGTGCGGTCAACCGGACGATCTCTTGCCCAATGGCAAGATACTGAGGAAATGCGAACGCTGGTTTTGGCGAGAGCGTAAGAGTGACGTCCGTCGCCGCCATGTCACTTGCCAGAACAGGTGGCGGATCCGCGGACGCTTCATCGTAGTAATAGAGGGTCAATGTCCCCAGCGCTATCGTCCGCGTGTTATCCAAGGTATGGAATGCCAACCCGCCTAACTCCACGCCGCCGCCTTCTGGAAGAACAGTAAGTCCGAAAACCGGCGTCGGTGGTACATCCTGATCCCCGGCGTTGGTTCCGGCACCGCCGATCTGCCAGCGGGTAACCGTCGATAACTCGTATGCGCTCTCTACGTCGTAGACGTTGGCTGATCGTCCACAGATCTGAATCATGGCTCCCCGGGAATTGGGGATCGCAAACTGCACCTGGTTATTATTCCCGGAGGCGCCGAACTGATAGCCGGTCTGCGAGATCACGAAGGAACTGGTCGCGTCCGGGTCTATCGTCCAAGCCGGGGATACAGTGAGCGTGGAACTGGTATTGGCGGCGATAACTCTCTCCTGGCGCGCACCCGTTCCCGAGATAAGTCGGACAGTCATGCCGGCAAACGCGTTGGCCTGCATTTGTAGTGCGCCATTTCCTACGGTGGTTGCCGAATGAATAGTTACGGGGGACACCGGCTGCGCCTCCATGCGCCAGTAGAAGTTTGCATGATCGTAGTTGGCATCCGGTGGAAGATTCTGAGAAGCGGCCAACCCGGTGTCCGTGAATACCGCGGCCAGGGCGTTATTACTGGAGATTCTCACTAACTCTGTCGGTGTTGGTCCGCGATAGACGTTAAAAGTTGCGGCACTCACCGGAAGGCTGATGTTTTGCAGCGTCACGGAGTAAGTTGCGGTTCCAGACCTTGTTACCGCCGCGACGGCAAACGAGAGAGCGCTTTCGGCGCCAGTGCCGTCGACCGAAGTTAGCGAATAGTAGAAAACAGAATTCGCCTGGAGCGTTCCACCTGCCGGGGAGACCACTGAAGCCAGGCTTATCAACGGGGGACCGGGAGCATTTACCGGAACTGGCGCAGGTGCTGCGTAGTCGACGGTGGCCAGCAGCATTACTGTGCCATCCTGCGCCTGGCTCGAGGTCTCCGTAACCTGATACTGACCGTCGGGAGTGACGCCCCCTAGAGCTCTGGGGACGCCTATATGGTAGGACGGCTGAAGACCCGAATTGAAAAGGCCACTACCAGCGTCGTCAGAGTACCACGCATCGTCATGCAACTGGGCACGAATTAGAGCCCTGCGGAAGTTTTGTCCCGGCGAAACCTTCACAATCCGGAACGGCGCCCGGACGTATCCTTCGCGGGAGTAAGTCACCGCGATAATATCTCCGGGCTGAATTCCCAGCGCGCGTACGCTGGTCTGAAATTCAATATAGGTATTGCCTGCAATGGACTTGTTGAGGCAGAGCGCCACGATTCGGGCAGCCTGGTTGTAATTAGGTACACCCAGCACGTTCGGAGTAGCGCTGACTTCGAATCCGCAGTTCTGCACGTCATCCGGATTGACCAGCGTGACACTATCCTGCTGATAAGAGTTGAACGCATCCTGGAATTCCACACTAAACCGGTTGGGCGTGTCGGCGGACCCACGGCATGTTACGCGAAACGCCGAGGACTGATCCGCTGCGCGCGCAATACCCGTCGTGCCATTGGTTCCATCGCCAAATTCATAAACCGGCCAGCCGCCATTTAAGACCGTCGCCGCATTACTCGAATCGGCGATCTGAGGCTGCTGAAGCGCCAGCGTGTTCTCAACTTTCATCTGGAGCAAGCCGGTCGTAGAATAAGTAAGATACAAGCGCGAAGCGTTTCGAATACCGCGAATAACATCGCCGGCGCTTCGGCGTGACTGCATAATCAGGTTGCATTGAAAGCGGCTGGTTGCGGTGGTGTTTCCATTGAGATCGCTGGTCTGGATAGGTTCGTCACAATAGGCAGCCGCTTGTGCAAAGCTCACAAAATCGATCTCGCTAAGGTTCCACCCGCACCTGCGTAAAATGTCGAGGATCACCCAGACGGGGTTATTGCAGAACACGACGCCGGCTGAAGATCCATCACCTGCGAAGTTCTCGATTTGCAATCCATCGACCAGGATCTGTATCGAGGGTACGCTCCGACCATCGTTAATACTGTTGGGTACGATCAGTTGCATGTAAGCCATGCTGCCGTAAGGGTCGCCTAACGGATTGCCTGCTGCATCAGCGAAGTCGCGATTGAAGACGCCGTTGCGGGTCCCATAAGTAACCACGTTGTACCAGCCAGTGCCGGTCATGTTGGTTGCCGCACGGCCGATCGGGATCTCGATGTCGTTGACTAACACCGTCCTCACATTCGTCATCTGGCCGGAGCCCAACAATAGCTCAAAATGCGTCAGATTCCCGTCATTACGGGCGAATACGATACTTGGACGGTACCATCCGGTCCCGTACACCAACGGTATGAAGTCGTTATAACGGGCTTCATTGTCCTGGACGGTAGAGAGCTGGGTTCCACTCTCTCCGGCAGCGCGAACGGAAATCACCGGTGGAACGAATTCGATCCCACCGAATCGTGCCGTCGTGCGCCCGGAGGAATCAGTGGAAAACATGCCCCGCTGTTCACACTGCGCCCGACTGTAATCGCACGATGTGTAGGCGGCGCCCTGGTCCAGATTCCCGCATCCTCCGGCAACATCGGCCGAGTAACCGCAGTTATAGAACCGTGAGAACCTCCCTGTCAGTCCGCCGGTGACGGCTTCCTGCCGTTGTTCCGCGGTTGCGGGAAATTGCCATGGGCATCGCTTCTGCACCCGGACCGGAGGAAGCGCAATCCTTTGCAATGATAGGCGGTTGATCGCCGATACCCGTAGAATACTCTCGGTAATATTCTCAGGAGAGTCGAGGAGGCCGTGGAATACCGGCAGGGTATCGGTAGTCGCAACATCCTGCGACAGGCTGTAGAAGACAAAGCGAACCACCACCGTCGCTCCCTTGAAACCCGCGCCGCGCTGAAGTTCGGACATAAGTCCATCCGCATTGGCGAGTTCGAACGAGATCTTGGGAATAGTGTCAACGCCTCCGTCGGAAGCCGCCTGCATCTCAAAAATGTTAGTTCGAACCACACGCGAGACGTATTCCGTACCTTGCACGGTTACGTGATGGCTACTCCAGTTATACGTCGTCCCATCGCCGAACGTGCAATCAAAGAGAAAAAGCGGGGTATCCGGGACGGCTTGCTCTTTTATTTGAAACAGTGTCACTTTAGTCTCCAACCGGAAGATTGCAGCGAATAACTACTACACAGGAATTCCGGTTAGGACCTGTCGCTGTAACATCAATTTGCTTCATGTCGAAACGTGCGGTCGTATAGACATTGCCTGGCGTCCCGGCGCTCAACACGTACGTAGACGGAGTAACTTGTGCATCGAGTTGCGGGCCGAACACTTCGAGTGCCGTCCCGGTCGGTATAGTGATGGCAAAACTCGAGGGATCGGTCGCGGCGGGGAAGTCCCCGGATAAATAAAAGCGCTGCCACGCGCCGGTGACAGTCACAGCCGCATGCTGGGACTGCTCCCCGGCAGTTCGCACCAGCGTGGCGGTCGCAGGTGTAGCCGACCGCAGATAAACACTGAAGCAAACCTGCGCCAACCCCGGGATCAAGGTACTCTGGGCAATCGTTTGGCTTTCGGCCGTGTTGTTTTGGGCCCGCGAAGCACGGAAACTACCAAGAGGATCCGCCACAGCCGAATCAAAACTAACTCCGCCTCCTGCCCAGACACTCTGCGTGAAGTCTTCTGACCAAAGTAAAAGGTTGGCCGTCGGATCAAGGTAGAGAAACGGCAGTAGGTTACCTTGCGTTGCGGCAAAAAAGGCTGTTAGCGCGTTGGCCTCCTGGTCGGATAGATCCCGCAACGAAATGCGCCACCGAACGAAGTTGGCGGCCTCGTCGGCCAGCGCGACGATCGTTTGATCCTCCATCACGGATTGGACACTCCGCTGCGAAAGTTGTTTGCCGATCGGGTACTGGGCGGCCGCACCCGTCGTTAATTGTGGAAATACGAGCATGTTAGTTGGGGTTCTCCCGGATTACCAGTGCGGTCATAACTCGACCTTGAGCAAGAAGTGTCTCACTCAGAACGTCGAGTGCGAGACTGCAGTTGTTGTATTGCGTGCCGTCAGTCGGATCGGTAAACTCGAAATGCCCCGTTTGTCCCTGCTGTTGTTGAACAAAGGATTCGAGTGCACTCAGTTCTTCCTCGTCGATCAACCCGAGTTGAATCGTCCATTCGTGAAGAGCGCGGGATGTAGCGCAACGCTGCTCGGTGCCATCCACGAACGAGACAGTATCCACATTGAGCCGGACGGACCGCCGAAATGGATATTGGGCGATCTGCCCGCTTTTGAGTAAAGGTAATGTTGGCATATCACAGGTCCAGAATCACGTCGTTTAAAGAATTCAGGTTAAGCATTGCCTGGCGAACCGCCTGGGCAATGTCCTGGCTGTGATCCATGAAGGACTGACTGTCCATAGCCTGGACCTGCACCAGAATGCTCTGCCCTTGAGCGCCGGACGAACCTCCGCTCATCGGACTGGCAACGACTCCGCTTTGGCTGTCTGCATTAGAGGAGAAAGGAATCCCGGAGTTCTGAGAAAGAGCTGGGCCGTTCGACCCCGGCATAAGATTGGCACTAAGGATCGAATTAGCGCCGGACGGCTCCGGAGTGAACGTAGAGTCCGCGAGCGAACTGAGTTGTGCTGCTATGTCCGTGTTGTTAGTGCCACCAGGCGCGAAGTAAGGGCCGCCTGCAGAGAGGTCCGATGTGTTGGATTGCTGATCTGGCACCGCCGCAGGGTTCCCTGGGTAGCCGAAGGAACCGTTAAACAAGCCGTATTGGACTGTCCCGTTGGTCGTGATGTCAGACCGGGCAATAGAACCGGCAGGCCCGGTTGCGGAATTATCGCCGCTGGCCGGGTTGGCAAGGGTAGATATCGCCGGGATCGTCTCGGCCGGGCCATATTGTGGTTCCGCGGGAACTGTCGCAACGTTTGAACCCGCCAGCGAACTAAGTTGTCCGGCCACGTCACCGGTGGCATTGCTCGTCGCCGCCGGGACCTCAGACGTCGTGACGTTCTGAGAAGTTCGGGGTAAACCATTCGCCCCGTAAGAGAGATTCGTCACACCGGACGTTGCGCTTGACATAGCCCCTTCAAAACTAATCGACGGCGGGAGTTCGTATGGTGTTAGAGCAGGAGCCGGCGGCTTATCTCCAAATCCGAATAGCTTGGCGATGCCAGACGCCAGTGGAAAAGCGTTCAACAATCCGCCGAGGAATCCCGAGCCCGTGGATGTCTGGCTTTGTCCAGAGGTCGGGCTCGAGGCGATGGTGTCGGCATGCTCAATGTTTTGGGATGCCTGAATCTCCGATGTCAGTTCCTGTACCGGCGCGCCGAGGTCCGCGACGACGGAAGGGTTGAAAGCATCCTGCCTGACTGTGCCTCGATTGGTACGGCTAAGAGTCCAAGGGTCCCCGGCCGAACGCGCGGATGTGCCGATCTGGTCTAGCAATTGATTGATGTCGATGTATCTGCTCACTGTGCTCCTTAAGTAACTCCGAATCCAAAATGGCGAAAGCCTCCAGCGCCCGTGCCTCCAGCGCAAGGTAAGATACGCCTCCCGCGCGTTTCCATGCCCAGTATTCTTCGAGCCATGTAACGCTCCCGGCGGTGATGTATGACTTTGGACAACTAAATGTATGGACGCCGCCTCTACTCCAGATAGGACGAGGCTCGCTCTCCGGTGCGAAGGTAAGCCAGTCACACCGCCTTTTGATTTCCAGGCCGGCCTTTCTGCAACTGTCGCAGTTCCACCCGGCCTGGTTAGAAAAGTGGAAATGGAATGCGACGATCAGTTTTTTCTTTCGTCTTCGCTCAGGCCGAGCTGAGATCGAACCAGAGTAGCCGCCTCCCTGACCAGGTCCTCGGGTCCGGCGGCCACCAATGACTCGGGCGTGGCGTCAACTCCGTCGATAGTAAGTCCATCGATCTTAGTAACGCCCCACACGACATATACGCTCTCGACCTCAGCCGACGCGATGCTGGCTTCCAGCTTGTCGTCCAATCGCGTGCCGGCCTTGTAGAACTCCATCCTCGCTGCTAACTCCCGAATTGTCTTCAACAACTCGAGGCGGCGCGCTACCGATACGCGCCGGATCGTTAGAGTCACGCCAGGATTGACTGACGATGTGGACTGAAATGTACTCTCGTAGGTCATGCGAACGCAACCACCAGTTCGTCATTGTTACTGCCTTGCGCCCGTGAGCCGCTGACTTTCCACTGCACCAGTCGCTGCGAATCGTCAACTTCCGGAACTTCCGGCATAACACTCTTCATGTAGGCGCCAAATAGCTGTCCGGCCGTTTGCCCGAGTTGTAACATGATTTGAATCGTCGACTGCTGGCGAGCCGCTTGATACAACTCCATCGTGGCTTGGTCATCCTGTTCGAATAAGGTGAAGTCGAACGTCACTTTTCGGGGACCTGGTGAGATGAATTGCGGAAGGTCGCTACCGAACTCGTTGGCCCTCGCTTCCAGATCATTCTGGAGCCGCAATTGCGCCTGGGTGAGGGTTGCATATCGATTCGGTTCGAGGCCCATCCAGATCTGTCCCAGATTGCCCGGCACGATCGGGCAGTTGTACGGCGCGATCGCCGGTTCGCTCGGGAAAGCCGACATTTGACCCATCCCGTTCGAGAAACTGGCGCTGTCGATCAAATCCTGCGCCATGCCGCCGAAATGAAACTCCTGGTAGTCGCCGTTGACCTCGAGCGAGAACTCATTGATACCGGCCCCGCAGATAACGCGTTGCAATGCGGTCGACGGACTCCAATAATCGAAAAGGCTACAACTCGGCAACGTGTCGCCTGGCAGGAAAGTCACGGTCGGGTTCATCGTACTTCCAGCCTGTGGCGCCGTGCTGAATGGCGCATTCGTGGCAACCGTTGCAGGATCGATGATATTGGACACAAAGCGGATCTCGCCGCCCGAGCTAATCGCCTGATTGACCACCAATCCGTGAGGCACGGAAAACGTGATGTTCGTCTCGCTGGTAGAAGCCACTACCTCTCCAGCGTGGACCAACGGAGTACCGCCCATAGCCGCATAGAAGAGTGGTCCGTAGACGGGAAGGTTTTGTGGATTGCTCCAGGTCGTGAGATAAGTGGACAGCGCGAACTCAGTCTTTCTTCGTCCGCCCGGAGGGGTGCCCGCGTAGCTTCTGCCTCCTGTCTTATCGCGCCGAGTGGCCTTTTCAAGCAACTGGCGCGCCGTCATCTTAATCGCCGGGATGCGATTGTCGCTCGTAATGGATGGTACCTTTCCGTAACTGCTTTCCAATCCGCAGTACCAGCGGTTGGCGTTAGAGAGTATGTATGACATGTGGTTCCTCGTGTTATCTGCTTATCTGAATGTCGAACTCAATTTGGGCCGACTTAATGAATTGCTTTCCGCCTGAACGAGCGGCATGGAACTTGACGTCGTAGGCACCGGCGTAAGTTCCTATTGACGTCCATGCTCCGCGCGAAGCTTCAAGTACCTGGCACGCCGCTTGGACATACGAGTTGAGGTTGGAGTCCAGTACCTCGGCACGCGCCCCGGACACCCGGATCTCGACAGCGAGCAACGCGCTACCGGAAAAAATACGGAATTTTTCAGTTTGCGTATTTCTCAAACGTTCGCAATAGATGGTTACGACTGGATATCTTAGAGCAGTTGTCTTTTCATAAGCCTCCACCGGTGCACTCACGCTCAGCATCGAACCGATCGGCGGAAGTGACGGGTTGAGGTTCAGTGCGGCCAGTTGATCATTGATGCCGCCGGCTCCGCTGAACACGGCCAGTGCTTGCTCCAGGAGGATATTGCATGTGTCTGTACTCATCCCCTTAAGATCCTTCGAGGCATTGGATGCAGCACGTTTGCGTGCTGTCCGGTTCCCGGTTTACGTCCTGCCGACAGCCGTCCAGGCGCAAGAATAGTCGACGCTACGGGGTCCAGAGTCTGGGAATTCTGCCGCCTTAGTGCATCCGGGGAAAGCCCGGCGTATAAGTTCCATCCGACCGCATTATCTGCCAGCGCTGCAATCGTTACCGTTGCCGCACTTTGGTCCTGCGTGTCGACCTCGATCGGTACGCTCATCAGGCCCTCTTCCCCTCTTTGATTGACAAAGGTCACAGCAACATACATCGTGCCGCCGGAATCTGTTGTCTCGGCCACCGCAATGTTGGGAGCAAGTGATTGCGGAAGCGGGTCAAAGACCACGCCAAGTCCGGTCGTCCGCAAATCGTCCAACGCACGGCCTTCCTGCTCGCTGAACATCTTCACCTTTGCCTGATATCTGTCATTGAGCCGGCTGTAGTAAAGATCCTGGTACACTAACCGAAGCGTTGCGTAGGTGTGCCAGAGTTTCATCGGAGGGGTAACAGCGATGTGCCTGAGCGAAGGAAACGCGTGTCGGAAAGTATTGTAAGTCGGTAGCGTGGACAACAACATCGATTCGACAGACATACCAATGTCGGTCGCCGCAAGTTGAAGCTTGGCCGTTAAGTCGACTCCCTCGGATACCGACACGTTGAGCAGATCGGAATCCCGCAGGGTTAGGTCTGCGATAGTTGAAGGCGGTCCGTCCAGCAGCATTGCCATTTCGGTTCTCCTACTGCTCTTTTCCGCCGCGGACTGGCGGCTTTGCTGGGACTGCGTGCGCCGGTACAACGACGATCTGCAGTTTGTTCGCCTGTGCAGCGTCTTCCGCGGCCTGCTTGGCTGCGGCGTGTTGTTCGTGGAAGTTCTGCGCCTCCGCCTCGGTCGCCTGTCGGGCGCTTGCTTCGACTACCATTCGTGCAGCGATTGGGGTCGGAGCCTCTGTGACGACTCCGGGTTTTCCGCCATCGGGAGTGGCCAGGCTGACCATCACGACGTGTGGTGATGGCATGGTAGCCTCGGTGTCACGCACTTTTCTGTAATATGCTCGTAAGTCCATAAGTCCTCATTCAAAAAGTTGTGCCGCTGGAACCGGCGATAGACCGGTTACAGCGGCACCATAGTTAATCACTGAACCGTTGATTGCGGCTGTTTACCACAATCGTTAGTCCATTAGCTGGTAACTTGCACGCCGAATTCGTTGCGCAGGATCCCGCAGCCATAGAGAACGTCCACGGTGAACTGCTGCGCCAGGGTATTCGGCTGGTAACTCATCGTGACGCGCATTCCGAAGTTGCCCAGTTCCGCGTACTCAGCAATCGCACCGGTACCCGGCAAAGGCTGCGGCAGGCGGCGAACAACCAGCCCGATCGCATCCTTGGCGAACGCCAGATTGTGAGTCGATAGCGGAGAACTGCCCGTCTTGGAGACAAACTGCGAACGGAAGACAAAGAAGTCTTTGATCTTACCGATCGTTCCGTCCACAAGCGTCCGCAATCCGGCGTCGCCCGCAGTCTGATACTCGCTGAATCGCGGGATCTGACGGAGCTGCGAGTAAGTCGCTGCATCGACGATCAGGTACTTCGGGTCCCGCGTCGGCACCTTCGCGCTGAACAGCGCCGTTTCGGCCGCGTCAACCAGGGCTTCCGTAATCGGAGTGCCCGCGGTACCGAGGGGCGAGTTAGCCGAGAAGTTAGCATACAGTCCCAGAAGATCGCTCTCGATTCTTTCCGCTAGCGCGACGACTGCCGGCCGCATGTAAACTTGCAGCAGATCCGGCACCGCCAGAACTTTGGTCACGTCGGGAATCTGGAATGTCGCCTCACAGTGGCTGTTGAGCACGATCTGCGCGTTGCCCAAACTGGGATTCTGCGTCTGCACGAATCCGTCCTCGGCGATGTTGTTCGCTACCAGCGTCGGCGGGATCGGCACATTGACCGTGTTGCCCGCCTGTGCGAGTGTTGGTTCGTAATCGCGATTCACCAGGTTCCCCATCACCAGGTTCCCGACCAAAGCCGGCAGCGCGTCGGCCGCTACCAGTTTGACAATCGCGTTTGCTACATTAGCTGACGTTATTGATGGCATTTCTCTCCTTGTACTGCTTCATCGCGTGAGCTCTCTCTGTGCTCTCGCGTTTCACGCGCTCCTCAGTGTCTGAGTAGCAACTCGTAAAATCTCTTGTCTCGCTCGTTCGAGATCTTCCTTGGACATTCCGGGACCGATCTTCTCGAGGTCAATTCCAGTGGTGCTCGGCGGTCGGTGGCTGTTGGTCACACCGCTGCCGCCTGCAATTCGGGCGGGAAGGAACTCGGGGTTTTCGGCGACGAATTGCCGCAGGTACTCGCCTGCGGCCGTGTCACCCTGGACCGTGCGAGCCAACAACCGGCCGTCCTCACTCCGGTAGATATCGGTCTGCACCGCCCGATAGGCCAGATCGACCTTCGATACCCCGAGCTTCTGCAGTTCCGCCCGGATACAGCTGCTGCGCTCGGCCTCTTCGGCCATATGACGGCTGCGCTGATTCTCTTCGACAAGTTCGTTGACTCGCCGCTCCAGCTGTTCGCGGCGCTTCCGCTCTTCCTGTAACTCCGCCTTGTAAGCCGGCTCTCTCCGGGACACGTCCTGGCGCAGGTACTCCTGCACGGCCTGTTGCACAATTCCCTGGACATCGATCATGTCCGAGGCGTTTTTCGTTTCTTCCATAAATCTCCCATTCGTTTGATTGCCTTACGGCTGCGACACATCGGTGAGCGACGCATCGATCTCAGCGGCGATAATATTCTTCAAGTCCTGCCGGGAATCACTGAGATACTTGAACGCAAGTCTCTTGAACATTTGCTGCTTCAGGGTCCTCGAATCGATACCCAACGCCAGCAGATTGCGTGCGTTATCTAATTCCACACTGAAGTCGCCGATGTCGAATTCGTCCAGCCCTGACACGTCGATGACCAGGTCGTCCCTGCGCGCCATCGCAATTGCCTGCAGTACCTGTCGAGCGCAACTTTTGACGATATCGCCGTACGTCCGCAGGATTTCCTGTGTAATGCTGAAATCCATCTGCTTGCTGAGACCGGATTGGGGAAGTCCGCTTGACTCGCTCTTACCAGCCTGTGACAGCAAATAACACACGCGGTAAATCTCATCTTTCAGTCGGTCGAGGTTATCCGCCGCGAGGCTGTAGACGCGGCCTTCGGGCTCCGTCCATCCCAACCGGTCATCTTGCCCCATCTGGATGTAGTACGACTCGCCGACAATCTGGTTGAACGGTTTATCTGAGTAGACCACCGGCATTGCGAACAGCCCCATGGTTAGCGCCCAGGCAAGAGCGTTGGACTTATTGAAGTGTTCGAGTTGCAGCAGGGCCGCTTTGTTCATCAACCAGAGACCATCCGATGTCTTGAGCTCAAATATCGGAACCCGCCGTTGCAGTGCAAGTCCGTGGGGACCCGCGTCGGCCAGAGTAATCTCGCCGCCCGAGTCATGCGAACCTTGCCGGCGATAGACTTCGTAGTTCTCCCGGTCATAGTAAGTCCACAATGTTTCGTGGATAGGATCAGTTCCCAGAGAAGGCTGATGGATCGATTCTGTCTTAAGGACGACCCACTCGAACTCACCCTCCGCGGTCTTGCCCCAATTGATAGCCTGTTCCGGAAGATAGGGCGTGAGATACGCACGCGACAGCCCGGCGGCATCTTCCTCGCCGCGGTTCGACGCCAGGGTCGCCACGCGCGGAAAGTCAACCACCAGATACGACTTACCGTAGATCAACGTATCGGTAATCTGCTGGCGGAAGAAATCCGACAGTTGCGTTCCCTTGCGATCGCAGTCTTGAATAAACTGGTCGAAGAAACGCTTGCCGGAAGGATCATCGCCGAGGAACTGGACAACCGGCTCCCGCCTCAAAAGCGTGGCCGCGAACCAGTCGATGATCGATCCGACATAGTTCTCGTAGAATACCCTGTTCAGGCGTTCGTAATAGACCTCGGACGGCTCTTTGTTCCTCGCGATAAGATACTCCGCGGCTCGCTTTCTGATCTGCTCGCCGCCGGCGTAGAGATCGCTGTATCGCCGCCATACTTCACGTTTCGCGACGTACTCGGGATGTTCGTTTTCAATAACATGTTTTCGCACGTAAGTTCCTCAAAACAGGCGACGGCATTGTTCGCCGATCTGCTGTTGCGGTCTGAATTCTTCAAACACGAGATAGCCCAGCGCGTCCGACAGATGGGTTCTCCGTTCGTCCTTTGTCTTGTTGATGCCTCTCGATTTTTCGCCGTACACAACTTGTTCGAAGTCGAGGATCAAGCCCTCGCACCTCGGCGAGACTAGCAGCGACACATCGCCGGCCGCGGTCTTCAGTTTCGAATTGACCATCAGAACGCGCTCCGCTACAGGAGGGTTGGAAGCAGGAACATGCAGCGAAAACCGCCGCCCAAGAGCGTTTCCAAGCAGTGTTGTTACCACGCCGTAATCCGGTTCACCGGTGGTCTTCCTGTTGTTGCCGGACGCGTCGCCGTACACTCTCACTTCGGCCTGGTGGCGTCCGTATCGGCGCAGGAATGCATTGCACGCGTCCGCCGTTATGGCTCCGGAAAGAGCAATCTCGTCGATGACCCTGAGCGTATCCATCCTGCGTTGCGCGACGATCGAGCACATTGGCTCCACGTTGAAGTCCAGCGACCATAGCAGCGGCAGCCGCGGATCGATCTCGCATTCCTCGATGTTCGAACCGCGCGAAAATGCCGGATACACTAAGTTCCCTCTCGCGTTGATGTAAGATCCCATAGCTTCCTGTAAATAGAAACTCTCGTCATAACTCGTTCTTAGCCGTTCGTAGTAATCCGGCACGGCATCCAGGATGTACTTGTTCTCGAACGGGGCAGCCAGAATGACGTCGTAACCGCTCCGGGGGTTTTCTATAAACCGCCGGTATACCCAGTCGTACCCTTGGGGCGTCCAGACCGCGAAGCCGCATAACTCGGCCGCCTTCGGATCGCGCAATCTCGCCTCCAGGCGAGTCCACGCCCCCTCATGCGTGTAAGTCAATTCATCAAGACCAAACCACGCCAGATTCGTGCCGCGCAAACGATCGTAGTCTTCCATCGACCGGAAGAGTATCGTTGATTTCGTATCCAGCAGAACCAACGTGTTGTCCGACTTATGCAGCTCGAAGGGGATGTCGTTACTCTCCACCACTTCCAGCAAACTTGCTCGCGTCGTGTCGCGGAGCATCGGATAAGTCGGTGCACCGATGAGCCCAACCCGTCCCGGATTGACATAGCTCAACCGGATAGCCTCTTGACACAAGGCCTGGCTTTTGCCCGAGCCAACCGGCCCGGAGAAGCCTTTGAACCGCGCACTCGATTGGTGAAACCTATGCTGCGAAGGGAGAGGACAATAGATTACGGATTGATCGCAAGTGGATCCAGATTGGACGCGACCCAT